GGTGTATGTGTAGATACCTATAGAATGAGAAAATATAATGAATAATGAGATCGTTCTCGATAAGTTCATACCCCGTGATTTTCAACTACCCTTCTGTGATGCTTTAGAGAACAAAGGGTATAAGAAACTCCTTGCCGTACTACCCCGAAGAAGCGGAAAAGATGTAATGTGTTGGAACCTTATGATACGCCAAGCGTGCCGTAAAGTAGGGATTTATTTCTACTGTTTACCTACTTACAGGCAAGCGAAACTCGTTATCTGGGACTCGATTACGAGCGGTGATTCGAACAATCCGGGGCATAAATTTATCGATTTTATCCCTAAAGATTTAATAGCCTCTACCAACTCTCAAGAGATGAAAATCGTTCTGATTAACGGTTCTATTATTCAACTTTTAGGTTCGGATTCTTATGACTCCATTGTCGGGTCCAATCCTCGTATGATCGTTATGTCCGAATATGCTCTTTGCGATCCTCGAGCTTTAAGTTTCTTTCGACCTATTTTGAATGCTAACGGCGGTGTGATGATGATCATCTCAACTCCGCGCGGAAAAAATCACCTCTATGATCTTGCACAGATCGCCAAACATAATCCCGATACCTGGTACTATTTAAATCTCACGCTTGATGATACGAAACATATTTCATGGGATGAGATTAAAAAAGAGATAGAATCGGGAGAGATCTCAGAAGATCTTGCTATGCAGGAATACTATTGCAGTTTTGATATGGGTGTTGATGGAGCAGTCTTTGCAAAACATATCGATAATATGCGTTTAACCAATCAGATATCTCAAATTCCATGGGAACCTCAACATTCAGTTCATACCGTATGGGATATCGGGCGCGATACAACTGCAATCATCTTTTGGCAAATGGTCGGTCAAACCGTAAAGGTTATTGACGTCTATTCTGAAAAAGGAAAAGAACTGCCTTATTTCGCACGATTCTTGGATACTAAGCCTTATAAGTACGGAAAACATTATCTACCTCATGACGGAGCAAATATAGACTGGGCACCCGGATTATCACGATTTGCTATGGCTCGACAACTAGGTGTCAAATTTGAGACAAGAGAGGGTGGAAGCTTGTCGGCTATACCTAAGCTTCCGATTGACACAGGTATCGAATATGCACGTATTTTGTTCGCTAAATTATGGATGGATGAAGTCAGGTGTAAACCTTTAATCCATGCCCTTGAGAACTATCGCTATCAGTTCATTCACGACAAGAATACTTATTCTAAACAACCTATCCACGATATCCATTCTCACTATTCAGATGCGTTTCGTTATCTTGCAACAGTTGTTGCGATGAACCGCGGTGAACAGACAACAGCTATGCAACTTGAAAAACGATTCTTGGAAACGATAGAAGGCCAAGCAGATATGCCGGGCTTCTTTAGAGAAGAAAGATGGCAGTACTGATGAATAAAATATTAAGAAATCCAAAATATAAATTCATTATCAATAAGACACATAAACGTCCTATATTTAATGCCTTCAGAATCAAATATTATAAAGAATGTGAAAGATTGCTTAAGGAAGAACTTGAAAGAGATCCTATACCTTACGGTATGATAAGAATGCGAAGATATCCTCGCCCTACATTACCGATTCATGATCCATTCTGGTTGAAATAATGAGTAAGTTTCTTGAATTAGCTCGTAAATCAATCGGTAAAAAGTTCAATAAATGGACGTTCATTGCTTACGAATACAAAGAGAAATCAAATAATAAGTTATATAGTCTTATCTTTATGGTTTGTAGATGTTGTTGCGGTGAAATACGAAGATATCCTGCATATACCTGTTTTGGAAAGACTGTTTCTAAGAGTTTGCCCTATGAATGTAATCTTTGTAGCCGTAAAAATAAGGATTTACATTGGCGAACCGAACGTGAAATGGAAGAAGATTTCTTTAATGAACATATTAAGGCCAGTCCGATGGAAAATGAACTGATCGTAGCGGGATATACACAGTTTTATAAGAAGTTCTATAGAGACTGAAAATGTCGCGCAAATGTCGGGCAAATGTCGGGCAATATATTGAAATAAGAAAAATTATCGATAGTATATAGATATCCTCTCTCCTTAAGTTGGGATGCAATGTTCGCTTCACATACCGCAATCAGGCTCTCCTTGTTGCGGTATTATTTTTTAATGCTAGAATCTTCAATGTGCTGTGGCACAACTCTTTTACCCCATAGTTTAATGCAAACACGAGCTATGGGGTTTTTGTTACAGAGTTATTTCTTTAAATTTCTTCTTGGTAGGAATTTCTTTATCAAGTTCCTTATTAATCTTTTTGATCTCTCCTTGAAATAGAGAAGGATTTTCTTGAAGAGCTTTAGTGATTTGTTTTGCAAAGAAGTCACGAGTCTCATACGGCAGAGATATACCGAGTTTAAACGGTGTTAGTAACCTTCTTCCTGTTTGATCTAATATAAATTTGGTTGGCGTAAATTTTCGTGATAGATAATTCCATACCTGCATCAATGGATTATTAGTTGCTTTCGGTTCTACGAATATCTTATGGAGAAGATCGGCTTTGCGTAGATTGCTTGTCCAATTGGGCAACGTAAGATTAGTCGGTGTACGAACGCTTTCACCTGCTTTACTAATAACTTGATGCACTTCAGATTCTAAAGCCTTCAAATAATCCGGACTACCGTACTCTTTATAGATATATTGATTCAGATCTTTTTTGACGTCATGAAGATCATTAGCCTTGATGGTATTACCCTTACTTTGATTTTCCCAGTTAGATAAACGGCGTATAAACTTACTTGAAGGGTCACGCCGTTGTTCTATCTCTAAGAAATCATTGACTAGTTCATTGATATCCCCTGACGCAATATGTTCAAATCCTTCCTTCTTGACAGCCTGATACAATTTCTTTTTTATCGGTTGGAAATTTTCTTTGAGTGTATTGGTGTTCGTACCTCGTTTTAATCCCACCCCCAAAACCGAACCTACTGCTCCTCCTACGGGACCGGCTATCTTTTCTCCAAAATGTTGACCGATATCAGCAGCAGCAATATCACCTAAGCCTGAACCTAAACTTTTTATTCCTGATATGGCTTGTTGAAGAGGTTTAGCTCCTTTTATAGGATTAAGGCCTCCTGTTAGTCCCATAAGTGCAAGATTTTCAACGGCATGTTGTCCATATGCTTCTCCTTTACCTTGAGCCTCAAGATCTTTTATAGAAGGTGCCGGTTTAGGAGTAAAAAAATCCTGTTCTTGTTGGAACGGTTTTTCATAACCGATGATTGAAGCGATATTATTCGTTACTTCAAACGGTGCTCGTTGAATTGCTTTATCAAAATGATAAGGAGAAGAAATTGCAGTATCAACGGCATTTTTCAGTCCTCCTCCGATGATTCTACCTGTTGATCCCCAAAATGATGACTTATTGTCTAAATTTACTTCTTTTAGTTTCATCATCTAACCTTTCATGAACCATTTACCGTTCTTAACAAAGTATACGATTCCTGTTTCTTCATCTTCAATACCTTTACCCTCTTTAATTCGTGACGGAGCACCTAATTCTTTAAGAATACTTTTATCGGTAACTTGTTGACCTTCAGAGCGTTGATAAATTTCATTATGACGCTGTTTAATAAGAGGGTCGATAAGTTGGTTGAAGTTCCTTGGTAATCTTCCTTCATGTTGATCTAATATCTTTAATGCTTCTTGTTGAGGAGCTCGCAACGATTGAGCTTCTCGCATAACACTTTCTAGCAATGCTTTTTGTGCTTGAGGACTTTGTGTTAAAGAAGGCTTCGTTTCCTGGAGTAATTTAACTTTAAAGTTACTTGGTTGACCTTTAAGAAGTGCTGTTTTTTCAGTAACAAGTTGACTATATAAAGAACGAAGTCGTTCAGCCTTTTCACCTACTAAAGAACCAAGATCTATTCCCCCTAAACTTCCTGTTTTTATTCCTTGTATAGCGCCTTCAGCAAGAGGATTTACTCCTCCACCTTCTTCTTCCAGTTCATTAACAATTTGATAAGCTTCTTCTGCTATATTTTCAAGTTGAGCGCCTATCTTGTCATATTTCTCATAGTCAGCAAGACGAGCACTATACTGTTTATCAATAGCAGCTTGTTCTTTTTCTGCTGCTACTCTTTTCTGTTCTTCAAACTTTTCCCGTTTCAATTCCTGCTCGAAAGAATTATTACGATATGCTTGAGACCATTCTTCTTCAGGCATTTCACCTTCTTGCTGTTCTCCGTGTTGTGAAGGAACCAATTTATTGAAATTAAAACTATTCCAGAATGACTTTGCTCCGTTTTCATCAAGATGAGGAATCAGTTGAGCATATTCTTTCGGAATACCGCTTTTTAAAAGATCTTTCGTATGTTGATGCTTTCTGTAAGACTCTACTTTGCCGTTCGCAAGATGCGCAAGAGCATCACCAAGACCGGTAGCAAGTGATGATCCGAATGTCGGTTGTGGTTTGCTTTTTATTAAAAATGACATGATTTCTCCTTATCGTCTAAATTGAGAGGCGAGAAGTTGATATATTCTCTGCATATTTTGGGGATTGTTCTGTTGCCCTTGTTGAGGTGTTCCTGTACCGGGACGTAATGGATTATTGCGTTGTGTGAATCCTGATGCGCCTCCCATACCACCTTGTCCTGATGTCGATATAGGAGCTGATTGATTCTTATTACCTGATCCGAATAGACTATTTAATAATCCTGCACTACCGCCGGCAATTGCTCCTGCCGGACCACCGCCTAACCAACCTAATCCTGCACCTATTAAAGGACCTGATGCTTTATCCCATACGGTACCTGCATATGAAGGTTGTCCTTCAATATGTTCATAACCATATTGAGGTGATTGAGCCAACCCTGATAATGTGGAAAAATTAGATAACTGGTTATTGTCATTCATCATATCAAATTCAGCTTTAGCGGCTGCCAATTGTGCTTCAAATTGAGCGTCATTTTCTGAAAGACCTTGAAATGCAGTCGAGCCCGGTCCAAACCCACTTCCGCTTAATCCATGAAAACGTTCTGCAAGAGACTGTCGATTTCTTTGTTGTCCTTGACGTGCTAATTGTTCATAAGGCTCCCAACTACGAGGTTGAGGATTATAATTTCTCAGAAGTTGTTGCGCTTTTTGCGTGGTCGATTCATTAAGTTTACGTTGACTTGGTGTTCCTAATTCATGTTTTTTGATAGAAGATTCAGCAGGTGTGAAGATACCGGGTTGAGATTTCTTATTTTCTTGAGCTTGTTGTTGAACAATATTTTGTCTTTGTTGCAATGCTTGTTGATATGCATCAGGTTTGCCCGCAAGTACTGATGTTTTAACAGGTTTTTTTGCCATGATTTTCCTTAGGTAAAATAAGATTCAGAGTATGCTTAGTTCTTGAGATATTCAATGACGATATAACTAATTGTGTACGCAGAATAGTTGCCTGTCGTTGTAATAACTACATCGGTAACCGTTATCTCCAGTTGTATTCCTCCCGTTCCTGCCGATGTCACATACGGTAACGGAATATAAACAAGTCCTACGGGATTGGTTGCAGCTCCATAAATACGAGTCACTGAGAAACTTGTCGTAAAATCGATATTATGAGCGACCGATATCGTACCGTTATTGGGCAACGTACCGAAATTCACCACTGTTCGAAATGCTTGTCGAAACTGATTAGTAACGTCTGAAGGATTCGGAAAGAATGACTGACTATTCAAGAACTCTTGTGTCACGTAATAAGCGCTATCTTTGAGATTAAGCGCAAGGCACATGCTATTAATGTTCTGATAGAGGCGAACGAGTAATTCCTTAAAATCCTGACTATTAACGTTCATATCATTGAGTCGTTGAACATCCCATATAAAGTTATTCGGAACGAAAAGTCCTACACTACTTAATTGCGAATTTGCCATGATACTCCTTATTGCATTCTTGAACTGGTTGGTTGTGCATAAATGACCATGGCATGCAATTGGAAGTCTTGATTTGCCGTATATTGGATAGTTCCGTTGGTATTTATCACATAGTTAAACATCTGTATCGGGGTCATGAAGGTATTGAACTGAATACATTGACCTTCAGCATAGAAATAAACGGGATGCCAAAGTCGATCTTGTACCTGTTCAAACGGCACTAATGCATACGGACTTGTTTCAAGTACGTTACTGCCGGGTAATGATCCGTTTGCTATACCTTCGGAAAGAAATGAGTTCTGGGAAGATGACAATAAGAAATCAACCGTTACTTGTCCTATACTTGTTTTATCCACTAAGAAATCAACGCGTGAAATATAGCAGTTACGATCGGCACTCGTATAAAAGTTGAACTGTTTTGTCGTCAATTGTACGTTACTGACACGTGCTGCTGTTCCTCCACCGATATAAGTTCCCGTAATCGTTACGGCTTGCAACTGCCCTTTGATCAAATTGTTATCAAGTGCTGAAAATGTGAAGGTATTCGGTGAATTTGCCGTAATTGAATTGCTCGTTACCATAACCATAAGCGTCGGTAATACGTTGCCGTTACTATCGGTAAATGTTAAACCGTTCATCGTACTTAAAAGCACAAAATCATTAAATTCAAGATTATGGTTCACGCAGGTAATAGTATTGGTCGATAGATTAATGTCGGTGATTTGTAAAACTGATGCGTTTGATGTCACGTCTTGCATCAATACCGATACATATCCTTGTTGATTACCTGCTAATACGGTTTGTACGGTCGGTGTTGTCGTCGCATCGGCTTGAGAGTTCCATAAGATCGTTAAATCCTGCCATGCAGTATAAGTATTACCCCATGTAGCACCGGGTGTTTGACTTGAATAAGGAAAATAACCAAAGCAGGTGAATGAATCTTGAAAGATACCCCATGAATCGTTGACGTAGTTATAAATGAGCATTCTATTAGGAAAATAAACATTACTGCTTGCTATAGAACTGCGATATGACCAGTAAACAACTTCATTATAATAGTCTCGTATACCGTAAATTCTTTCGCGTCCTCCGTTCACATCGGATATATCAAAAGCGTATTGAGGAATAGCTTCATCCATACGTTCAACATTTGAACCGTTACAGATATGAATACCGATATTATCAAACCCATAAACTTGACGATCAAACGGTACTTCGGAGAAAGTAGCTTCTGCTCCTAATTCAGTATTAATTTGTTGCCATACAAAAGGAGCTACTTGATTATTGGTATATACAAGTTCAAAAGTACTCTTATCAAAATAAACGATAAGATGATCTTTAATGAACTGAACCGTTTTAATAGATTCGGCAACGGGAGCATAAAGAGCAAATCCTTGACCTGCTGCAGGAGAAGAATACCATGCAGTTGATGCAGTAGGACTTCCTACAGCTGAACATCGTACCAAATTAACATATGATGTTGTGACCGAACTGACACTTTCGATCGTATTAAAGAGTAATAATCGATTATGAAATTGTATAATAAGTCGACAACTGAGTACCGTATCACCCCCTGAATTTGTT